CATCCTCTGCTGAACGGTATTGATAACCTCCGAAGTTGTTCTTTTGTCCTTTCTTAGCTTTTAGCTCGAATTGGATTTTACTTAGTGTTTCTTGTATATTCATTTTAAATTAAGGTTTTTAGTAGCTTAGTTCTACTAGGTTAAACATGTAAGACAATACGTCTATTTCTTTTTGTTGTGATTTAATCATTTTTAATACAGTATCATTGTCTACTTTAGATGGTATGACACCTGCTAGATTTAATTCATATTCTTGCAATAATTTGTTAGCAAAAAATAACTGAGCTTCTAATTTATCTGAAGCAGCCATTGCTAATTGTTTTGTATTTGCATCCATATATAAGGTGTTTTAGTTATTAATAGTACAAATGTACGAAAAATAAATGACACTACCAAATATATTAGTATGTTTTTTATAAAAGTATTAGAAGTCTTGGATATTTTTTAGAGCTTTGAGTTTATCTCTAAATTTTTCATATAGTTCTGTATATTCGTGATCCATTAGTTTTAGAGTTTGTTTAGATAGCATTAGTAATTCTTCAGCCAATTTCCTTCCTATATTAATAGAATATTCAAATTGCCTACCGTATTCAAATCTATTACACTTTCTGCATTGAAGATTTACATTTCTTTCATCCCATCTAGTTATTAAGGCTTTTCTAGTAATGAAATGTCCTGCGTCAGATTCAGAGTAGTGAATACCTTTACCACATGAGATACATGAGCCATAACCTGAATCATTATCTACGTCTCTTCGTCGTATATATTCATGGAATACCCTGTCTATTCTGTCCTTGTGCTGTTTTGGTGTCTTTTTTTTTGCCATTTTGAAGAGTGATGGAGGCTAGGATAAAACCCTACTAAAAACCTAGCCCTTTAATCCATCAAAAATTGTGTTGTGTGCTTTATTTAAAAACAAATTTAATATAGGTTTGTTATCTTTTTAAAAATAATTTATAAAAAACTTGCGTATGTCAATTTTTTTTCGTACCTTTGCCTTGTAATTACTTAATAAGATATATCTTTTACACTTTATATCTACTAAATAGTTATAACTATAAGGGATTTATCTATAAAGATATAACAACTAAAGATATAACTTCCTAAGATATAACCCTTCTAAAGATATAGCCTTTTGTAAAGATATAGCCTTTTTTTTATCAGATACAGCTTTATTTGATAAGATATTCAAGTTTTTTTCGTATTAGGGGTTAGCTATGTTTATTTGCCAATAGACCTAGCCTTCTCGATACCCCTAGAACCGAAGTAAGCAATATATATACCTAATAAAAGTGATTTAAGTAGTTCAATCCATTCCGAAGGAGTGTCTAGATCTTCACCATAATAAAAGTCTAAGTATATTAATACAGTAGTAGCTAGTGTTAAGAAAATTAAGGACAAAGGTCTTACATTCTTACTTAACCAACTATCAGAAGTCATATCGCTATGCCATCTATTTGTAACTGATTCCATTTCAGTTATATCTAACTTCATTACCTCTAAAGCAAACTCCCTTTCCTCTTGAGTCATACCGTTGTCTTTATCAGCAAGTACACTGATAGCTTCTTTAATATTTCCTGTAACTAAATTACCAACTACTTCAGCAGTTTTCTTAAAATTTAAAGATCGTAAGAAATTACCTACAGCAGTACCTTTACCTCCGTTTTTTCTAAGTTTTGGATTATTGCTCATCTTTTATGTGTTTTATTAAATCCTTGTATATCTTCTGTTTATCTAAAATACTTAAACTCAAAGCATCAATCATTACAGGCTTCATTACTTCTAATTCTTGAGTATGTCTTACGTTAAATAAATCGTGTGATAATTCGTGCCATATAAGCCATTTTTTTTGATCATGATTTAACTGTTGCCATGACCTAGGGCATATACCTACAAAAACAAAACTGTCGTTAAACATACCGTAAGCTATACCTGCAGCATCTTGATGGATTAAACCTATATCAAACATAACTACTAAGTTCTGCTCTTTATATTCTATATTGTTTTCGTCTAATACTTTTAAATATTCTACTACATAAGGTTTTAACTGATCTGATATTAACACAGTAATCTTTTCTTCTCTAGGTTTTATACTAGTGAATAGTAAAATTATCAATGTGTATATCAGTTTTATTTTCATCTAAAATAGTCTATTATTTCTTTATATTCTTCTTGTACATCAAAGCTAGGGCAGTCTTTAGTAGAGAATTCATTATGTCCATGTAATGTAGCGTTAGGGAATCTATCCATTAAATCTAATATAAGAGCCTCTAAGCGATCTTTTTGGTTTTCTGTCCTAGTATCCTTAGTAATCCATTTACCATCTTTACGATGCTTCTCTACACCTCCTACGTATGCTATACCTATTGAGTTTTTATTATATCCTTTAGTGTGCGCTCCCTGAACCTCTAAATCTCTACCTTCATGAGACACTCCTTTTATATCTATAACGTAATGGTAACCTATATCACTCCAACCCCTATCTAAATGCCATTCTTTAATGGTATCTACAGATACATTTCTACCTTCAGGAGTAGCTGTACAATGTATTATTATTTTATCTATATATCTGTCGATGTTGTTTATTTTAGTTATCAAACCAAATAAAATTAATTCCTGCTGTAAGCATTGAGATCATTATAGTAGTAATTATAGCTACTAACCATTTACCAATATTGTAAGCAGTCATAATTACCTGCATATCTTTTTCCATTTGAACAACTTTAGAGATAACACCTTCTTTAGATGTTCTTTTGTCATCTAGTAACGCGTCTAGAATCCTCTCTACTTTATTGTTAAGGTTTCCTAATTTATTACCGAATTCGTCCATTCTATCTCTATCTTGTTTATTCATGTTGTTGTAGTTGCTCTTTTTTTTAAAAACAGTTTAATCACTGATTTATAATCAATTAATTAATAGTTTTTCTAGTTGCTCTATTCTTGCTTCTAGTTCCGCATTCTTAGCGATTAGTAAATCTACATAAGCTACAGATTTAATACCTTCGTCATTTGTTCTCACGAATTCAGGATGAAATTCTTCTAACTCTTGAGCTATCACTCCATATCTCTTCTGACCTTGATCTGAATTCATTTCAAAAGTTTTCCAATCAACATTTATATGTTTATTATCAACTTCTTCTATATTGTTTTTAAGTCTAATATCAGAGGATATTACAAAGTTTGTAGACGTAACATCCGAGGTAAATCTACCATCTCCTGAAACATCTAATTTATAACTAGGATTATTCTCACCTATACCGATATTACCATCTTGTAACATAGTAAACCTTTCAGTTCCTGCATTACTATTATTATGTTCAAAAAATCTAAAAGAACCTCTACCTAAACCACTCCTATTCACACCCATACTCCATCCGTAATTAGGTGCTGAACTTGTTTGAAATCTCATTCCCTGAAACCCTGTGGTGTTTACGACATTACTTGTATCTAACCTTAGCTGAGCTGCGTCAAAATTACCTGAGACACCCATATCATTCTCTAAAGTAAAAACACCGTCTAACGTATCTGTAGTGTTTAATAAATAATTATCTAAATCTGAAGCTATTGAGTATGTATTTGAATCTACACTACCGTCTGATTTTAAGAATTCAGAAGAAGTTCCTGTAGGTGTCTTAAAACCTGTAGCCTCTAAATTAACACTAGACTTTACCTCTGTAGAGGATATTGATAAGGGTGTTTGGTTACCTAATCCATCTGTTATAATTTTAGTAGATGAAGTTAGATTACCATTATCGTCTAGCTTTAGTATAGACTCGTAAGTATCTTTTATTTTTTGTCCTGTATATGTAGCCATTTATTTATATATGCCAACCCCCAAAGGAAGTGTCTTTATTTGGTGAAATTTGATCTTTAGTATTAGTATAGTACTCAGGGAATTTAGAAGGATAATTACAAATGTAGTCCACCATTCTAGATGCGTAGTTTTGAGCTGTGTCTCTAGTAGCTTCTACCATCATACTTATATCAGATTTAGTTAAGGATTCAGAAGCCTCGCTAGTGTGTTTAAACACTCCTTTATTGCTTATAGTAAACTGAGAGAAAGGTAAGAACTCTAGCAAAGCGTATTGAGCTAATAATGGTTTTATGTGTTTTGTAACTAAGTGTAAGTAATCACCTGATAAAGAGTTACTTAATACATCGTCTTGGAGTTTCTGATACAAGTTACCTCCTAATAGCTCATGAACATGAATGTCTTGAGCAATCTCAATATATTGAACTACTTTATCGAAATCTAAATTTCCTGATATTGGTGTATATCTAACTAGATCATCTCTACTAATAAATAATGCTTTACTCATTTGTTATCTTTTTTTCTTTGGTTTAACGTATGAAGGATGGTGTCCTTTATCTGCTCTGTCTATCTGAGCCTCAGCTACTCTTCTATCGTTTTTAAATCTTCCTGATTTAGGATTAAAGTTATTTTTTCTAGCTTCAGCTATTGTTGCTTTCTTAACTCCTGTCATTGCACCTCCACCCCATGGAGTACCGTCATTCTTTTTTCTTTTAATATATATTCTTCTTTCAAATTTATGATGGCAGTTAACACCGCCTTTGTGTAACCATAAACTATATGGCTGTTTATTGTGTCCTAATTCACTATTAACACCGTCAACTTGCATTTTTAAAATATCCTCTTTTCTATATAGTCTACTAGCTGCTTCCATAGCGTTACAAAAAGGTCTCCCTTTTTTACCTTTACTTGATCCATGTTTTTTAGAACCTTGTACATAAGCGTACCTTACTTTTACAAACTTATTATCCTGTATACTAGCTTTATTTCTTGAATCTTCAGGAGCTGAAGCAGACATAGCTACATTCATAGTAGTATTAAGCATTTCCTCAAAGTTCTCCTCTTCAGTTTCGTTATCATCAATTCTAGCGTCAATACATTCCCAATCAGCATCATCATTCATAGGCTCTCCTACTTTTGACAGATATATTAATATCTCAGCTTGTTTTTCTGCTATTTTACACATTCTTTTTTTAGGTTTTATTTATTTCTAGAATCCATATACAGACTCATAGCGTATTTAATATTTGCTTTCAAGTCTAAATCAGATGAAAGGTTTTGATCTGTTTTATTATTATCTGAATCTTTTCTATCTACCTTCTCTACTTTTTTATCATAATCATTAGATCCTTTATCTTCTTGATTCTCTTCAGTAAACTCTATAGGCTGTGATGTTACTAGTACTAACTCAGGTACATCTCCATTAAGCTCTAAGATCTCTTCTAAACTATCTAAAATTTCATCTTGGAAGTTTCTAATAACTGTGGAATTAAATAGCTGAGATGCTACCATAATCTCATCAGAGTTAGAAGCTAATCCGTTTCCACCATCTTTTATCCCTAATAACATAGGTGAAGTTACTCTATGACCTATTAGTATTTTGTGCATCGCTTCATTAGCTAAATATTCATAGTGAGAAGGAGCATCATTTAAAGATATATCTTCTACAGTAGCTTTATTCTCTGCTGTCTCATTAAAAGCTACTATCACTTTCTGACCTCTTGATCCTGTTAGTTTATTTTTAACATCACTAGATATAGCACTTCTTTCTTTCTCGGAAGGAACTCCGTTGTTAAAGTTTATAACCTTAGTTCCTGAGAATGAATTCTTAGCCTCGTTTAATAAGTAGTCAGCTATCTCATCTTCTAACTCGCAGTAAGGTAAAGCTCCTGAATATCCTACAGGACTAAAATAAGCGTATCCTGAAACATAAGGCTTTATTATAAAAAGCTCAATTTTTTCTTTAGAGTTTCCAAAAGTAGGTATCTTTTTTAATACATCAGCAGGGGATTTATTAACCCAATCAGGATGGTAATAATAGTTTTCTATAACACCTTCTGAATTCATCTTCTCAGGTCTTAAAGTATGTATAGGGAAATGCTTAATACCTACCACTTTTCTGTTATTACCTTCTTTACTATATATAACTTGCATAGCTGCCTGTCCTAGCATTTTACGCTCTAGTATGATCTTTTTAAGATCTCTATGATTAATTAGCTTCCTTAGCTCTTTAACCTCTTTAGAATCGATCTCTAAGCCTTCTATACATAAACCTTTACCATAAATAAGATCAGATATAGATTTAATAGCAGCGTTGTTAGTTGCTGACTGTAAAAAATTGTCTATTAAGAAGTTGTAATAGTTATTATCTTCTCCGTATTGAACATAATCCTTATGCTTCTCCTCTATAGCTTTAGGAGTTTCGTATGCTGATAAATTAATGACATTTAAATTCATGTTATTCTAGTATTGTAAAATTGTTATTAGTAGTTTGTTTTGTATATTCTCCTTCATTAATTGAGTAAGAACTTAATTCTTTTGATGTTGTTTGAAATTTACCTTTGTAAACTATAGCACCATTATATAATCCCTCTATTGTGTATTGAGTTTCGTCAATTAAATCTTCATCGAAATCTAAGTTAGATAAGTCTAAAGATAGTTTTTGATAATATTTATGATCAGTTACTGCAGCGTAGCCTCCTGAATTAGTTACAGCTGCTACAGGTGAATCACTACCGTCTTTATATATAGTCCATAAGATAGTAGCAGTAGTAGAAATAGATTCTTCTAAATTTATATTTATATTTAGAGATTGATTCTCTACGCTATTTATATCTATATAATTCATTTGTTACCCTTTATTTAAAAACAGTTTATTGATATATTTGAGACAAAAAAAAGAGCTACCTTAATGATAGCCCTTATTTGTAATAGAATTGTAAAAATTATACTCCTACAGTTACTGAAAAGTCAGTAGCTACATCTCCTGTATATTCTTTAGCTAATCCTTTCTCCATTGCTGCGAAAGTTAATTCGTATCCTGATTTATCTCCTAAAGAAGCTCCTGTTGAAGTTGTAGCATTCATTTCTGCTCCAAATTCTTCAGCCATCATCCACACTTTACCGTTGTTATCTTCGATTAAGATATGAGGTCTACCGTAAGCTAAAAGCTTAACTTCTTTATGTGTAGTTGCATCTTGTTTCTTTAAAGATACTGTTAATGTTTGTTCTGCAAAAGTTGATCCGTTTTCTCTAGAACTTGTCAAGCTTTGTTCAAAAGTACTAGTACCTCTAAGGTCATACTTAAATGCAGACGGTGATGATTCACCTACTCCTGTGATCGTCTCATCGGTAACGCTTAACGCTCCCATAGCTCCGAAGTTCACGAAATAGATTGCATTCAAACCACCGACAGAATCTTTACATCCTTCTAGCCTTCCTGCTGTTATATTACATGCCATGTTATAAATATTTTAAATTGTTAGTATAATAAGGGGTAATAATTAAATCACCCCTTTTAATTTTTAGTTATTAAGAGTTTTGTCTTAATACTAATTCTGATCCGATTGCATAGTTTACACCTGCTGAATAACGCATCACAACTCTTACATTTTGACTCCCGTCAATATCAGCTAAATCTATCAATTTAACGAGATTTTGATCCGAACTCAGTCCTGTTCCAAAAAAGATATTGTCTTTTTCTCCTGCTACCATTTGACCTGCACTTAATCCGTTAGCTACAAATAATTTAACACCTTCGAAATCCATTGCAGTTTGTCCTACATGGTAAAGATCTTTGTATCCTAAAGCAGCCTGAGCTCTTACATAGTTTCTAGCGTCAGCTTGAGAGATATAGATGCTTAGCCCTTCGTTTCCGTAGATGGTTTCAGGGATTGCGTCTACCACAGCACCTAAATCAGCGATGATTGTAGAAGCAGAAGGAGTAGATCCTGTTACGTCAATAACATCAGCATCAGCGTCCATTAAGTTAACTAATCCGTCAAATTTACCTGCTCCTGTTCCGTTCCAAATATTATTTTCGATAGATGCAGCTACTTTTCCTGCTACATGACCGATTAAATAGTTAGCGAATGATTTAGGTAATTCATCAAAAGAAGAGAAACCTTGTTCGATTGATAACCAATCAGATTCAAAATCTTTCTTACAAAGCTCTAGATTTACTTGGAAATCTTTTGGCTGTAAATATCTTTCAGTTAAAGTTACTGAAGATGTTGCAGTAAAATCACAAGAAGCATCTGCAATGATGTCTCCTACTGCTAATTTCTGCATTACAGATTTGTACTTTACATTTGGTTTGATAGTGATTCCACCTTTATCTAAAGTTGGTGCACTCAATAAAGCAGCTGAGATAAAACCTGAAGCCTTTTCACCTGCATAACTTGTAGTAATACTTGTAGTTGTTGCCATTTTCTAAATTTAATTTAAGTTAATTATTAATTATTCATGTATTTATAGACTCTTTCTTGGATTGACATACCCTTAGAACCTATACCACCTGATTTTTTCTTTACTTCTTTTTCAGGTGAATGAGTTAATCCTTTTGGCTCTTCTTTTTTAACCTCATGGATTTCCTCTTTTTCGTTGTTATTCATAGCAGCTTCTAAAATCTTCTTTAGATCGGCAAGTTGAGATTCTAGCTCTCTAACTCTTTCATCCTCTTTTGAAGGCTCTTCAACTTCTACTTCTTTAACTTCTTCAACCTCAGTTACTTCTTCAGTAACTTCAGCTACTTCTTTTACTTCCTCTACTTTTTCCTCAGTTTCTTTTACCTCTACTGATTCCGTAGTTTCAGATACTTCTACAGGTTTTTCAACCTCTACTTTTTCTTCTTGAGCTGAATCTACTATATTTAGAGCTTCAGCGATCTTTTTTAGTGTTTCTTTTGCGTTCATTAAATAAATGGTTTTTAAAGGTTTATACTTTATTTAAAAACACTATTAACACTCTTTTGTTTCTTGTGTGATCTATTTAGAAATCCTTTTCAAATAATCTATCAGCTATTAAACTATGACCTTTTTGGTTTAAATGAGTACCATCATCAGAATAAGTCGATCCTATATTACTAATATTTACACCACATTTATCCAACCTAAGAAATCTGCAAGAAAATAAGCTAGCCATTTCTATTACAGCCTCATTATATTGATTTAAAGAGAAGCTCCCATTGTTGACAATTCCACTAGAATAATTATTCCTTTCTACATCTGTACCTGTAGCTATCCATACTTCTGACAAAGGATATTCTTCTCTTATCTTTTTAATTGTTAAAGCTATTCCTTCCTTATAACCATATCCACCTGTTACCACATCTGTACTAGGTATAGTAAAATTAGTGTTATCATAATCTGTAATTAAAGTAGTAGGTGAATGACTAAAATCATTTGTAACTCTTGAAATCAAAATAACGTCAGGATTAGTAAACGTATTGTCAGAAGATCTTTTCTTGCATTTATTTATGGTAGCAGGATGCCAAGAATGGCTAGTTTTATATATGCTAGATGTTTCGTTTTTAGAAGTTATTTTCGAACCACTCCAAGCTACATTCTGAATTAAATTCATGCCTAGCTTATCTGACAACAATTTACACCAAGTTTGAGTAGAAGCACTATTATAATTTAAAGGCTCTCCTATCGTTTTACCTACATCACCAACAATAGGACTTACAGTTATTTGGTTACCTATATCTGTATCTTGCAATGTATAACTACCGATAGTTTTATTAGTTGGAATAGTTCCTGACGAGTCAGTCCATACATCCCAATGAGATACATAAGCGGTTAAGCTTCTTGAATTATCTATATCTTCTTGAAATATTTCTATTTCTACTGCATTATTATTGTACAAAGTACCTATACTGTCAGCAATTACAGAAATCTTCTTACCTTCATAAGTAGATGTTTCTAAAGTATTTAATCTAGACTCAATATCTTTAATTTTAGAGTATTGAATAGAATCTTTAGCTATAACTAAAGGTCTTATATGTATCTCTTCGCCTATACCTGAATTTGTCATTATAAATCCAATCCTATTCGTGTAAGCAGGTGTTTTAACTGCATTAAAATTAAGTATTTGCCACTCGTTATTTATTTTAGGTATTGATTGTCCTGTAGTAGAAGTTGTGAAGTCAAAAAATAAATCACCGACAGGATTTACTCTTTTTACTTCTAGTAAAACCTCAAACTCATCATTATCTGCATAGCTTGAAATAGCTGTTAAATTAACAAATCTAATCGTCCCTGTAGAAGTTAATGTTAAATTAAAGCTTTCATCAACATTTTTAGATAGATTAAAGCCTCCTGCCTGTGTTATCCAATTACCTACTGATGACCCACTTATTACAGAATTCTCGTCAAATCTAGAATCTTCAGCTAAAATATTGTTAGTTGCATTTGGAGCATTTATATCTAATATTGATTGTGTATTGTTGTCTATCTCTACTTCTAAATCGTTAACCCTTTGATATTCAGTTTCAATAGTTGATTTATTTTGTTCAATATTAGGAAGAACACCTTTGTCGTTTAAATCAAAATAACAGTTAAAATCTCTTAACGAAATTTCTGAAGCATTTAAAGAGGTAAAAAAAGCAATTCTGTTTACGTTTACAGACCCTACAGGTAATGAGCCTGAGTATTTTACCCAATCATTAGTAATAGTGAAGTTATTTGAATTAGGTGTGTTTACCGTATTTCCAAACGCTAATCTTATACTACCGTCTCCGCTGATTTTTTTAGCGTAAAATTCGTAGTATACGGTTTGACCTGAATTATTATCTAAAAAAGTGTAGTTTTCTAGCCTTTGAACACCTGTAGTCATTATCTTTACACCATCCTCGTAAGAAGATAGAGTCCCTGATGTTAAATTGAATTGACCTGCATCAGAAGAAGTAACTACTGTATCACTATTTAACCTTGAATCTTTTAATATTATATTATTATCTAAGATTTCCGATACACCTCCACTAGAGACAGCGTTTGTACTGTTTGGAGTAGGTACAGAGTCTATATTTACATTCACAGGTATATCAATCTTTTCAAAAACATCAGAACTACCTGAAACTATTAAAATAGCTATATTGTCGCTTGTATCAACAACTATTCCTCCTAGGTTAGTATATGTTCCGCTTTCACTTGCGAAATACCAACCGTTTTGAGATGGTGTATCAGATATTGATATTGAACCTTTAAAAGATAAATCTTGTACTGTTGTCATTAAGTTAGAAAGACCTTGTACTGTGTTTTTTGTAGCAATCCCTTGAGAATCTGCTTTTATTATGAAATCACTTAGTGATATATCTGTTGTAGCTAATTGACTTATTTTTATTGTACTCATTTTATCCTGTTGTTATTTTATTGTTATTTCCGTCATGTATTGTATTACCTTTTCCGTCTCCTAATGCAAAAAAGAAGTCCTTCACCCATTCAGAGCCGTTGATAAATTCTAAAGCTCTATCGGCATTTATTTCTGTAATTTCTAAAGTAGATTGATCTATTAAGAATATAGACTCATTAGTAAATACAAGCTGATCTTTATTATTAATATTAATGTACACTGATAATATATTACCCCCAAACATATAACTAGTAGACGATCTGCTAACTAAACTATCATTTAATCTAGTATCTATATTTGTTACATTGCTGTTTTGATTACCTCCGTATAAGCTACCAAATCCCTGAACACCTGCTTGCGATCCTCCGAATTCATTACCTACTTTTGGATATTTTGCTTTTATGTACATTGTCTTTATTTAAAAACATTATTTTTACTCTATTAACCCCCCTAATTAAAGAGGGGCTTTTTGCTATTGATACTAAGTTAATCCTGCAATATTTACGTTCTCAATATCATTAGATATTGGTTTATCTGCGAAAGCTCCTGTATGTGAGTAACCTGACTTACCTTTATTAATTAAAGAATCTTCCCCTTTTCTTTTTATAGTTGATTGAGAGTTATTATTTGTTAATGTTCCCTGTGATTCATCTCCGAAAGGATTTGAGCCATCATTAACACCTGTAATCGTTCTAATTGGCATAAATTATTTTTTTATATGTTAATATTCTTTTTTATAAATGTCTTTATCATGCCTAGAGTCTCTGATAATAATTCATCTTCAGACATATCAACATCTTGACTACTTAACTCTACACCTTTTACTAGCTTGTTAGCGAATTGACCTTCGATACTGAAACCAAAAACTTTGTTGTCTTTTACGTAGTTATCCCAAATATTTTTATCGTTAACTTTCATAGATACCATCCAAGTACCTTTAGGCACTTCGAGACCGTATTTCTTAGACTTATCAAATTCAGGATCTTCTACTAGCCATGATTCAAAAATAGTCATTCCTTCTAAGTTTTCGGAATGCTCTAGAGTAGCGTTGTTTTGATTGTTGTTTCTAAAGAAAGCTTCTGCAGTTTTAGCTATAGTGTCTGCTGAGAAGTATATATAGAACTCTTCACTTCCCACTTTTCTGTAAATAGGCTTGTCAGGTATTAAAGCCGCTCCCATTAATATTTGCTTATCTTTATTAACTTCAGCTAATAGCACAGGCTTTTCATCGGATAAAGCTACCCAATCAGACTGTATAGCAGGATCCTCTACTAAGCTTAAAGCTTGTACTCCTGAATACTCTTCTTCTTCATTTATTGTTAGTTCAAATAGTTTCATATATATACTTTATTTAAAAACAGTTTATTTATCCTATGGATGCAATGGTCTCCGTATTTCTCTGTAATTCCTGACTAGTAGTTACGTCTGAGCTAACTACATAAGCTTTTATTGGATTCTGATTTACAGAAGCTATAGTACTTGCTACCATTTCTTCACCCGCAGAAGTTCCGCCAATAACATTAAATGAAGGAGGCGCAGGAGGAGCACTTACAGAGCCACCACCACCACTACTACCGCCGATAGATGATGTTATCCCTTTCAATTTACTTTTAGAGCTTGCAAAACTCTTAATCAGCATTCCTGCTTGTAGAGCGTATGAAGCCATTGTTATAACGTTCCAAGGAAAACCGATCTTAGATGTTTCAGCCATACCCGAAGCCGTAGCTGTCGCTACCTTAGCTCCTTCTATACCTGCTTCAGTCATTGCCGCACCTGCTTTTACAGCTAATTCTTGTTTAATGATACCCATCTTCATTGCTAGTTCCTTTAATTGCATACCTAATTTAATAGCCATTAAAGCCTTAGCCATTGCTGTTTCTTCACCTGCTACTTGCGCTGCTGTGTCTAGTACTCCATAAAGAAGCCTTCTTTTTTCTTCTGCTAGTTTTCTCTCTTCATCTAGCTCAGATTGAATAGACTGTCTTCTCTTTTCTATGTTTGAAGCGTCAACTTCGTCCCTTAATGAATCGTAATGTTTTTTTATACGTAATTTTAACTCTTCTTTCTCTGTTTCAGATATTTCTAAAGCATCTAAAGCTAATAAATGATTCTCCCTATCTTTTTCTATTTTAAGTAAAGGATCTTGTCCTTCAGTTCCAAACATGTTATTAAACTTCTCTAAGTTCTTAGCTTTCTGCCTTGCTCTTAATTCGTCATAAATCCCCTCAATAGCTAGTTTAGCATCTTCTTTCTCCTTTGTATTTAACTTAATGGTGTCTAACTCAGCTAAATGTCTTTGTCTTTTACGCTCTATCTTTTCTAGTTCTGTCTGATCGTCTGTGTCTTGTTCTAGTTTCTTTAATTTAGATAAGAATGATATTCTATCAGCTTCAGCTTTTTTAGCAGCCTCCTCGTCTTTCTTGGTTTCCCCTTGTCTAAACTCTTCGTTAATTTTACCTTCTAATATTTTCTCGTCTCTTTTTCTAGATGCAAACCTATCTTGATAGTACTGTCGCATTCTTGCAGAAGCTTCGTCATCTATCCTAGCTGAGTCTTCAGCGAATTTTTTTATCTTTATTTTTGCCTGAGCTATTGATTTATCTAATTCAGCCAACTGATTCTTAGTAGCTTCTTTATCTATAGCACCTCCTATGAATGGAACATCTGCTAAAGCGATCTTAGTTTCAGCTCCGAACTTAGAGATATTTAAACCCATTATTTTAATCTGTTGCCATACTGTTTTAAAGAAAGGCGTAACTCTCTGTAAGTTAATACCTAGCATATCCCATCCTAAAGAAAAATCTTCTATTCCTTCTTTTCCTTTTTGAATCACTGCTGTAAAAGTCTGTATAGTAAACCTAGATAGTCTGCTTATAATACCGTTACCATCTTCTAGCCCTAAGATAAATCCCTCCCATGCAGAAGATAACTTAGTAAGATCTCCGCTTAGGTTGTCTAATCTATCATCAGCCATCTGCTTTGCAGCGCCTCCTGCCTTATTTAAAGATAAGGTAAGCTCGTCTAACATGTCTACGTTTTCAGCTAAAGCTATAACTGACCCTTTAGCTCTATCTCCTACTAACTCTTTAGCTATCGCTAGTTTTTCTGAGTCGCTTGTAGCGTTCTGTAACTTTTCTGCTGTTAATGTTAATGACTCCCTAAATGACAAGCCTGTCTTTTGTGCTAAATCTGACATTACTCTCCTTAACTGAGTACCTGCCATAGATCCTTTAACACCTTGATTAGCTAGAACTCCTAAAGCTGCTGTAGCTTGTTCTATAGGTACTTTGATTGTCTTAGCAATCGGAGCAACTAACTTCATTGATTCTGTAAAACTAGACATGTCTAAAGATGATTTAGAGAATGACTTAGCCATTACATCTACCACTCTTTGAGTTTCTGAAGCTGCTAGACCAAAACCTCTCAAAGTTGCACCTGCTACTGATGCCGCTTCTGCTAGATCTGTTTCAGTTGCTGCCGCTAAAGATAATGTAGCTTCTGTAGCGTTTAATATCTGATTTGTAGTAAAACCTAGCTTAGCAAATTCAGTTTGTAGCTGAACCACTTGTAATGCTGTGAAAGCTGTTTCTGACCCTAGTCTTTTAGCATCTGTAGCTAATTCTTTTATTGCTAAAGGGTCTGTATCCCTTCCTAGAATAGCTTTAAGACCTGATAATTCTTTAGAAAAGTCTTTCGATTTGTTTATAAGAGTACCTAGACCTCCAATTAATGCACCTACAGCGACTACTATAGCTCCTACTCCTGAAGATACTAGAGCTGCTGTCATGGCTTTAATACCTCCTGTAGCTAAATTAGCTGAAGCTCCTACTCCTTTCAGAGCACCTGATAATCCTGTAGCTGCTGTAGTTCCTTTACCTAGTGATGTCGAAGCGTTAGAGCTTACTGATATATGTACCTTTCTTACTTCTTTTGCCATTATCTTTGTTTAAATTTGTATTTTATATATCTCTTAAATTCTCCCCAATTTTCAGGATATTTATTAAGACCTTTAGCTATATCTATATTTTTAGATGAATAAGGAACTTTTTCTAGTAAATATAATAATGTTTCTATCATTTTAGTCTTTATTTAAAAACAAATCACTACGTTTTTTAAAGTCTTGCATATATTTTTGCAGTATTTTGTAATAAAACTGTTTTTAAAATGTAGTACCCTACTAAACTTCACAAACCTAATAAAGACGGACGTGTGTTGGATCAGATACTCTAGCTGTATAATTGCATGAGCTTTGTCATTTTCTACGCCTCCACTCATATTCAAATACACCGATCAAAAACAATCCTATTTAAAATGTCTAGAGGAGGCATAAACTACTTATTAAGCCTTAGCTGATATGTAGTCATTATGACTATGACCTATAACATCTCCTATCATTGATAAAGTAACAGTACTTGACACAGCTACTTGACCTCTAACTAATTCTCCATTTATATCTATATAAGTTATGTATAGTATATTAGCAGAATCATTGTTAGTTATAGTCCATGAAGTGTGAAACTGAGGTAATCGGCTTCTACCTACTAAGGTTAAATCTAATTTAGATACACCTGTTAAATAATTAGTATCTATAGAGTTAATATTATAAAATTTGTTATTAATACGGAAAGTATCTGCTAAAGATAAATTTAATATTACACCTTGAGGTAAGTGAGATTTAAAAGTAACCCTTCTCTTATCTTCATTAAACATCATTGCTGTGATACCTCTGTAAAAAGAGTTCCATAGCCCCATTCCTTCCTTAAAAGAGTCGGGATTATATTCACTAATTTCCTCTCCGAAGTATAGACCTAATATACCTAACTCACTATTCGGAATATTATTATTTAATGTTTGATTATTATAAGAATTGGAAGGCGTCGTATATGTTGTAGAGCTAGTAACAGTGGTTTCACCTGAAAAAGCTATACTATCTCCTGATAATCGTTTAACAATATATGTAAAACTAGGTTTTACTTGCTGTTCAGCGCCTTTTAAATCACTAAATAAAGTATGTAAGACTGTTGTGCTAGAATAATCATTCAAATCAGTTAAAGGCTCTACAGGTATTCTCTGATTCTCTAACTTAAGATTATATTCCGAACCTGATAACCTCACCCCGTTATTACCTGTTAATTCATAAGCTAATTCCCCGTATTGTTTACCGTTAACAGCTAGATATCCTAATTCTAGAGCTACTTTAGGATCTGCGAAATCCATCTGTAAAGAAGAGTATATGTTAGGTCTATTAACATCATAGCTCTCTATATCTACATAATCAGTAATATCTTTAAGCTCTCCTTCACTCATGAAATGATCATAGTGCTTTGTTGATATATTTAATTCGTTGTCAACTTGAGCAACTAAGTTAAACATCTTAAATAAAGAAGATAAAAACTCCATAATCTTCATTTTAGGCATGTGTTCATGAACTACAAAAGTATCTACTAAACCTACTGTGGCGGTAGCATCTAAAGGAAATATTGCGTTCAAATAGTATCCTTCTAGACCGAACTGCCCCTCTTCTAATTGGTACACGTATTGATATACCGAAATCTCTATATCTGCTGACAACGCTGTATCAGATTCTACTGTAAATGTATAAACGTCTCCATCATTACCTGCTGACACTTGTTTGATTTGACCTGAAACGCTAGACGTAGCTATTATATATCCATTTCTAAACATTTTAAGTTTAGCGTCTCCTGCCCAAGTTCCCTTCATTCTCAAACCATATTTTATATGACCAGGAGTGTTGGGAGTACCTAAAGACTCGTTATGCACCAAAGAATGATCGTTTCTAGTAAAACCGCTAACAGATCCTCCTCGCCAAGTTAAATCATCTACAGCATCGAAAAGAAAATCTCCTGATCTTTCATTCTTAGTTTGATGAAGCCATAACCTCAAATCTCTAACATAGTCTTTAGTCATCGCTCCTGTAAAATTAAAACCATATTTAAGCTCAATTTCATCTAGCAAAGTTCCTACGGACATAGCTCCAACCACGCCTTCAGCTACTATACCGTAATCGTCTGCGGGTGTAGAGTCAATATAAGCTATGTTTCTGATATTATCTATTCCTAGAGACTTAGTACCACTATTGTAAACTAATCGTTCCTTACGAGAGCTTAAAGGGAACATTATATCTCTAGCAGTTAGATCCGTTATCTGAGATTTTATATTAAATGAAGATATATTGTATTTATCTAGATCTAAAGAAGATAATCTATCTTGCCCTATTTTTCTAGATAGTTCTGATAATTTACCTATAAAAGTAATCTTATAAGACAAAGCTACTCCTTTAGACATTTTAGCTCCTTCCACTCTTATATTACCTACTTTATACGTAGCGTTATTCATTAATATTCTAGCAGGAACTAACTCCCTAGAATCTATACCGTTAGTTATCTCTATATTGTAGTAGTGCTTAAATATTCTATTATTTTTTTTACTAGCAGGTACTGTAAAGGATCTAGAAAAGTCTGTAAATAGTTTTTTAGGATCACTCATGTCTTTTACTAAAGACTTTATAGATATACCTTCGTCTCCGAACATATCCAAAACAGGTGCAGCTGTAGGGTCTACCGATAAACCTCCTGACTGATTCCATAAGACCGCGTAAGTCTCCCACGTATCAATAACATCACCCCAATTAGTTACTGTTTCATCAATTTCTAAAGTTTCTCCTATTAATATTCTTAAAGGTATTTTCATTTATCTAACTGTATTAATATATTCTGAAGCTGTTTCAAATTGTACAGAATATTGAATTAGTTTGTCATTTAAGTGATTCTTTTTCTCTAATTTCTTTGTCTTTATATTTATAGGGAAGTAAGTAGTGTCGTTAACAGTAGATACTCTAGCCCATACATACTCACTCATAATCATTTCCTCCATTTGTTTTACGAAGTATTGATCTAACCAATCAGTATTAGCTACGAAGCTCTGCTTAGAGCCTGTTATCCTCTTTCTAAAAGCATGTTTACCGTTGTAAGTATTAAGTGAGTTGTAATTTATATTATTTCTATGAAATCCATCGCTAGAAACCTCTATAGATTCAATATGTTTTAAAGTAAAAGGAAATTCAGTTCTAGCTCCGTATTTATTAACATACATTAAACTAACGTGCTTACTGTCATCTATATTACCTGAGACTACTTGGGAAGCCGTAGGCGACATATTGTATTTATTGCAATCTGTGTAAACTGCTTCTACTGTAGCTAATTCTCCACCCATATCTAAGTCTATAGATGAAATGTCTTTACCTACCTGTATATTAACAAATTTAGCTTGACTAGAATCTACTTCAAATAAAAGCTCGTCATAAGAAGTTCCGTCTGTCTTATTTACTGTGTATTTCCAATCTATTGAATTCTGAGGCTGAATATATACAGAAAAAGTAGAGTATCGATCATGCCCTACTAATACCTTATAATTACCTGAAGAGTACTCAGGTAAAGCTACAAAATCTGACTCCCATGAGTTACCATTGTTTTGAACTCCTTCTGTAAATAATTTATATCCTTCACTAGCTAAATATATAGTCTCAGTAGGTGTAGCGTCTCTGTCATCCATCATAACCTCAACCCATGCAGTACCTGAAACTAATGAAGCTGACTGAGAAATGCTGTCTCTAATTAATTCAGCTATCTCAAAAGTAGCTTGTCCTCCTGTTTGCTCCTTAGTCATTGTATAAGTAGGGTCTGTAGGTTTATTGCTTAAAAGACCTACCCAAACTCTAAGTTCTAAGTCTACTAGAGGCTCAGAGGTAGCTAATTGACTAAAGAAAGGGCTTCTTACATTGATGTTTCTATATACTGCCATGTTATTTGTGTAATTTATTTGCTTTTATCTTTTTTGCTATTTTATTAGCGAAATTATTAGCGATGTCATCTGCGATAGCTTTATGATATGACGTCCACATTGATTTGTTTCTCTTCTGTAATGGTTTTGTAAAGAAATGAGACGCTTTTATACCTTTTTGATATATAGACCTAGCTATTACAAATGCTAACTTCTCTGATATACCTCTAGCTCTACACCATTTCTCTATAGGCTTAACAGGAACTGATTTCTTTCCACCTCTAAACTTATTAGGGCTATTTCTGTTCTCTATATAATTACTTTTTGACCCTTTTACTCCTTCATCAATAAACTTACCATAGTCAGCCATTTCAAAAGTTAACTCAGGCATGCTAGAACCACCCGTAAAACGTCCTTTAAGCGATCTATTCATCTTAGAGGATACATAACCCTTTAAACTAGAATAAAGCTTACTAGTAGCCTTATATGACTTCCTTTTTCCGTTAACATGTCTACCTTTAGTTAAATTAGATTTAGACTGAGAAACTACGTAGCGTTTATAAGCTTCTAAGACTCGTCTAGCTCTAGGATAAGTAGAGGTGTTAGTTAAATTTAGCATAGATCTAAAGTGTTCTTAATAGCTACAGTAAAGTCGATGCCTACACCTGCTAGTTTATCTTCAAATCTTTCAGAGAAAAATTCTACAGATACGTCATCTTCGTCAACTTGAAATCCGTCTCCATATAATTCACCTCTCATTAACTCCTGAACTGTCTTGGTAGCTGCTGAAAACATGCTATTCATTACAAAATGCTCATTATCATTACCGTAAAAGTGATCCGTCTCTTCTGACTTAGATTCATCTACTATATCTAAAAATAAGATACTCATATCTACATAAGCGACCCCTTGACCTATTCTAGCTGTAGACATACCTACATGGGCTAAGGGATATATGTTTTTCTTAAGTAAATCTACTTCAAATAGATCACCAAAAGTAACCTGATTGATAAGCTCGTTATTTTGTAGCTCCTCTTTTATCTTGTCTGTTAATTTAAATATGTTATTCATGTTTTACCTGTTTCGTCTATATTGTGCCCTTTCTATTTCTGTCTTCTCTTTTTCAAACTCTAAAAACATTAGAGCTTCTAGATGATTCATTCGTGTAACCTCTCCATATTTTGTCGCAATACCTCCACATAATGCGTATATCGAGTTAAACCAACCGTATTTCTTTGCAAATTGACCTTCTCTACTATAGTCATCGCCTCCGCTAGTTCCGTCTCCGAAAAGTCCTTCGAAGCCATTAGTAACTCGTTGACGATAGTGTAAAAAAAAACTATAGATGCACTTATAATTCCTACAGGTGCTTTCTTCATTACTTCATGCATCCTCGTGGAGGCTTCATAAGGCTCTATTGCGTATAACTTACTATATTCCTTCTTGATAGGTCTAAACATAACAGACGCAGCTTTATGAAAGTCTTTAGATGATTTTAAAGCATCCTCTAGATCTATAAACTCACCTAGACTCATCTGTTGCAAATCAGGTATAAAACCGTATTTAACGCCATCTAACTCAAATCTGTCAGTAAAGGGTACGTTTTGATTTAAAACAGCTAAGATCTCCTCTGAGATAGCTCTAGCGTCCTTTATAGGAAACTTGTTTATAGTCTTAAGGTCTACGTTACAGAATATTTCTATAGTTTTATGTATAAAAAATTCCTGATCCTGATCTTCTGTATTGATTAAAGCGAATCTCTGATACTGTTCTAAAGTAATATCATTGATGCTAGTAGGTACTAATATATCCATTTATAAGTCTTTATTTAAAAACATTGTATAACGAAGAAAGGCATCACATAAGCGACACCCTTCTACTATCAAACAAAAACTAAAATTAAATATTGTCGTTATAGTAATCATGTAAACGATCTTCTATTTCATTTACATATTTCCAATTAAGATTAGTTGTAACGTCATCTCCTAACTCATTGTATACTACCATGTAGTCAATCTCAGGTGCTGAACCTTCATAATTATAAGACGGGCTGTCTCCCTTTCTAATTGTAGCTTCTACAAAGTAAAGCTTACTGTCCATTTCTATTTCTAAGTCTATATTCATAATGTTTTTATTTTAAAGGGGTTTTTACACCCCTGTTATGTTATTATTTTTATTAGTCTATTACCTCAACTTCACTTACGTCATATACTTTAGATAACCATACGATCATTTTCTCTTCGCTCATCACTCCCGTCAATTGCTCGTTTCTATTGTTATATACTTGATAAGCTTCATAAGGTGCATCTACTACATGAAGATTAATTAATCCTTTTAAAGTTTGTGCTATTGCAATTTGTCCTCCTTCTTTTGCATATCCCATGTCTTCGATTGCGTATTCTCTTAGTGCTTTGTTTAGTTCGATAGTAGTCATAATTTCTAGTTTTTTTAAAGTTATTGCCTTTCGACACTTCAAAGATAAGGTGATTATTTCTAACCACCAAATCTTTTTGCACTTTTTTTAATTATTATTTAAAATATTCTCTACTGACGCGATCATTGACTTTACTTTTTTGATCTCTTCTGCGTACCATGTGTGTTTTCCTGTTATAGTGATTTCTCTTTTATCGTTCACCTGTAAAGCTCTTTTATTAGCTTCTGCTCCTTCTTTTGTCCATAATGAAGGTAACTCATTGAATCTGTAATCTAATATCTTAGATCCGTCATTCTTTAACCCTATAGTGAAAGCTCCTACAGATATAACATAGTTATGAGATAAAATACTATTTCTGTACATACCTTGCTGAAATGATAATCTAGCTAAGTAATCTTTCTTTCTGTTGATTCCTTCTTTTAATTCGCTTTTAAATTCTTTAGTTAATGCCATCTTATATGTGTTTTAAAGTTATTACTGTTTGACACTTCAAAGATACAACAGATTTACTTAACCACCAAATATTTTTTCACTTTTTTTCAAAAAAAACCATCTAAATTAATAGATGGCTCTTAATCAGTTAGTTATGTAATTAATTTACTTCATCTAATTCGTTCCATTCCTGAAATGTAAAGTTAAATCCTACAGTTTCTGCTTCTACTCTGTCAGCATAAACCGTATAATTAGAAGTAACTCCTGTGGAAGCAATTACATCTTGCTCTAATTTAGTGGAGTAAACTTTTTCTCCTGTAGCTTTTGAATATACCTCTACTAGAAAGGTAATCTTATCTCCTTCTACAGCATCTGACGCAGACCAATAAGTAGTCATTCCTTGAGTACCTTTTAAGTCATATACTTCAGGAAATCTATTAAAAGTGTGAACTACAACTTGCCAAGTATACTCATCTCTAATTGATTCGTCTAACTTTCCTCCTGTAATTCTTCTACCGTTAACTGTAGTCATATCTAAAGATACAAAGTCATTAACTCCTGTAATGTCTACGTTATCATTACTACCTTCATATACAGCGTAAGGAGTTTTTAATTTTAATGTATCTAACTCAGCCTGTACAGTAGTATTTTTTAAGTTTACTTTCTTGCTTTTGTATTCTTCTTTAGCCACTGCTGTAGTTGTTGCTACAAAGTTATTTTCCCCTAAAGGAACGTCAGCAATTACAAATCCATCGACACCGCTACCGTCATCTACTAAGCTGTAAGAAGCTTCTCTATCAATACCTGTAGAAACACTTTCAGAAGTTACATTAATCTCTTTAACTGCTACAGGAATATCTCCTCTATTAACATCAGAGTTTGTTGATCTAGCTAATCCTTTTGTTTTAGCTTCTTTAGATTTAATATTAATCCTTACATCTGTCTTAGGACATTCGATGTCATAATAATACTCATTATCATTGTTACATGAGCTTAACACTACTACTGATAATACTAATAATACTACTTTTTTCATTTTAATTGGTTTTAATTATTGAGACTATTCTCGTTTATTGGTGCAAATATACGCTTTTTTTATTTAACTACCAAATCTTTTTTTAATTATTTATATAATAGAGTCAGAATGCTCTACTAATACAGCAGCTTCATCTAAATGTAGAAGAGCCTGATCTATATGTTCTAAAAGAATTAAATCTACACCGCTTTTAATAGGTAGATCGTCTGCTATTATCTCTAGTTTATTTATTATTTCTGATATTGCGTTCATAATTTTCTTTTTGTTTTTTCTGTTGTAATTTGATTAATTTTATTCTATGCCTTCTATCTAGCTCCCTTTTTACTCTAGCTAAAAACCTATTCTCATACCATGTAAAATGATTTATCACATGCTCTAGTTCAAAGGTAGTACATAACCTTAAATTCTCGTTAGTCATTATAATGGTTTTGATCCTACTAATATGTTATTATCTATTTGCTCTATAATGTATCTCAGATCGCTTCTTTCAAATTGACCTACAAATACCTCCCCTATAGTTAAGTTATATAGATTCTTTGACACTTTTGTTACTATTGTTTTTGAGTTGTTGAAATAGTTGTTTTCATTCATGATATTAAATTTTACGTTGATTATAATAGTGTTTATATATTTCGCATATTTTAGGTGTTATTTCGTCTTGTCTGTAAACTTCTGTTCCTATGTGCTTAGCGTTACCTATCTCTATAACTAATTTAACCTTGAAGAGAGTAACTTTTTTACGTCCTTTTGGCTTATAGCTCTCTGACTTATGTAGTATAGGATAAACTTTTAAGTGATTACCTTTTAAACTCCATGACATTGCTTCCATGCATTCTCTATCCATGATATATGGTTTCTTTTATGATCCTTCCATCATTTGCGATATCACCTGCGTACATTTTGCCATTCTTAAAGTAATCTATCATTAATCCTGATTCTAACCTTATAGTTTTGTATGGTCTTTTAGATAACGCTATCATTAATTTGTTATATAGTTTTTTCATGACTTACTTTTTATTTATTAATTGATCAAATTCTCTATTCATTACATTGATTCTACTTAGTAGAGTTGTCGCTCTATCTTCGCATATCTTAGCTAATACTTTTCTACCTGTTTTGTTGAAAATATCAGCGTTATCTATTAAGCTATACATTTCATCAGAGCTCTTCTTAATCTCTTCGTTTAATTCGTTTAGTTTTACAAAATCCATAATTAAAAGTTTTAAAGGGGTTTTTACACCCCGTTATATTTATTATTTAGCTAAGAACTTAGCAACATATGTGATGAAATGCATAACATCTCCATTCATAAAATCAATCTTAGTTAAGTTGTTTCTCATTTTCTTTTGAGTTTCCATGTCTCTAGTCTCCATGAATTCTACCACTACCTCAACAGGTATAAAGTTAGTTCCCCATTCTGCTCCTTCTACCTCTAATACAGTATCTAAGCTAATTCCTTTTTCGTTTAATAATGTTCTAAAGTATTTCATAATATATAGTTTTTATTGTTTGACACTGTAAAGATACAATGAATAAATGTAACTACCAAATATATTCTAACTTTTTTTTATCTTTTTCTTCAGTACCTAATAGTACTGACTTTGCTTTAGTGAAGGTATTCTTTTTCCTAGCCTCATCCTGCCATAGATACCCCTTAATAATAGCTTCTACTCTCTCAGCTAACTCATCTACCCTGTCTAAAGGGCATTTAGATACTGCTAAATGAATTGGAAGTAGCATATCTCTAGGATCAATAACTACCCTTACGTCTACGTCATAAATCTCATAAATCTTAGCTATAAACTCTCTATCGCTATTCTTAACCCAAAAATCCGCTTGTTTGAAATGCCATAGTACTGTCGCATGTGTTAAGCCTATAGATTCACCTATCTTAGCGTAGCTGTATTTATTAATTCTAGCCATATAGATATAGCATTGTTTAATATAGATTACATTACCGTTTCTACTTTTAGATGTTAAGTCTACTCCTGTTTTCTCTAGTGTTATTCTTTTTAATTCGTCTAATTTCATAATATTGGGTTTTAATAATCAAATCCTTTACACTTAGTGCTGTAAGGCTTTGAAGCTGTTTCTATTCTTACGACTCCATCATAATCAACTGACCATGTACCTCTATATCTACATTTAGATTCTTGACCTGTATCTAGTGTTTGTATCACTTCGATCTTTCTGTCAAATCCTCCTTCGAATTTAGAAGTAGTTTTTCCTAAATCATAGTACTTTATTAGTGCGAATCCTTGGTCTATTGTCTTTATTAATTTCATAATATATCTGTTTTACACTACAAAGATATACTAAATAAATGTAACTACCAAATAAAAAGTAAAAAAAAAGTAAAAAAGTTTTAAGAAATAAAGTATTTCCCTGAATTAGGCTTAGATAAGTGATAAGATACAAAGTAACGGATACCATCTAGAAGGTGATTAAAGTCATCTATAGCAACTTCCTTCCCTTCCTTCCATGTGTAGTTGTTAAGCTCTGTAATAAGGTTAGTAGAGCCTCCATGGACATATAGTTTATATTCCTGAAGTAATGCTATACCTAGGTTAATAGATCCTTGTCCTTTTATACTAGGCTTTATATTTAATCCGTAAGAATGTTTTAGCTCATGCAGTAGTCTAGGCTCAGCAGAATCACCAATGGTTAGAGTATCTTTACCGTGCTTTAGTAATCTAGAAGCTATGTCTGAAGTAGTTAACCCTGCACTATATACAATCTCTTTTAAGTATATCTCTTTAGTATTTTTGTTTATAGATATTAAAGTAGCTCCTGTAGGATCAGTAGAGAAACCAAAATCCATACCTATCCCATAGTAGTCTCCTCTATTGTCAAAGTCTTTTACTTCCCAATTATTAAATATAACACCTTCAGCAACTGATCTCCATCCTCCTAATATCTGAGCTTCATACTCTGCAGGTCTTTCCACTTTCATTCTATTAACATTAGCTAAGAATGTAGGGTCTAAATGCTTCTCATTATCTAAGTACGAAGTATGTATGTAAGTAGTATCTTCTTTAGTTACGTTTTCTCCTCCTATAATACCTCTAGACTGAAAGAATCTGTTATATATCCAATGAGCTTTAGTAGCCGGATTCATTACCATGATAACTCTATTCTGAGCGTCCTTAGACCTTACAGATAAATCTATCTTATCAAATAGTAAAGGGTCAGGCATCTCTTCAGCCTCATCTAGTATCCAAGTAGTAATTCCATTTAACGATTTTAAAGCAGCAGTCTGATTACCGCTACCTGTTTTCAATCCTCTGAAGTATATCTTATTACCTGTAACCTTATTAGTTATATCTGTTTTATTAACTAAGAAGTCATCACTTAAATTCATAATGTCTATCTTCTCTGTCATTTCAGGTATAATAGAAGTAGATGCTGAGGTCATTGTATATCTAGTAAACAATATATTATGTCCTTTCTCATAAGTAAGTAGAAGGATCATGGTAGCTATACTAAACGATTTAGAGCTTCCACGTCCTCCTGTAACTATAAAGTATCTAGAGTCATTAAGAAATAAAGGTTTGTACTTAGGGCTTAACTTAATCATAGCTATTCGTCATCGTCAAAGGAAATCAATCCTTTTAAAGTTATATTGTGATCTACTGTTCCTGTAGTGTTGAGGTCTATCTCTTGCTTAGGCATTCCTGCTCTATACTTCATGAATAATTCAATAGCTCTATGATCACCTGATTCTATTCTCTGTAGTAGCTGTTCCATAACGATGTTAACATCTATATGCTCATCCATTATCTTGCGTATATTTATAACCTCTCCATTTGTAGGTCTACCGCTGTTAGGTCTAGAACCTCCCCAATTATCTGAAGGTGAGTTACATTCTGATTTCTTTTTACCTGCCATGTTGGTTTATGTTGATTTTATTACTCTTTATTTAAAAACAGTATAAATACTAGGCTTGTGGTAAATGCTATATATCTAATATACTAGACAGCATCAAAGCTGAAACGGTTAGTATTATTAAGCTTATAGCGAATCTAATTATATCTATTGTTGTATTTGTCTTTTTCATCTGTAAGTATTAAATAACTTCTTAATTGCATTAACTTTAATTCTTTATTCTCTTCAGATAGAATCTTATTGCTTAATTCTAATTCTGTTAACTTATTCTCTAGAGCTTCTACTCTATAGTAAAGGAATCTCTCTGTCTCTGTTACATCCATGTTATTTTGTTTTTATATTAAATTAAATCTTCAATCTTTGGTGTGTCGAATTCTATAATAGCATCATGAGGATAGTCTGAAAGTATTCTCTGAGCTGTTTCGTCTTGAGCTTTCTCACACATGTCTGTATTTAATAGGTATCTGTTACCGTTTACTACCATTACTGTCATAATATTTTGTCTTTAATTAATTACTATGATACAAATATATAACTAATTTATATTACCACCAAATATTTTTAGACTTTTTTCTAATTTTTTTATTTTTTCTTCTAATTCTATGATCTTCTCTTCTGAGTTTCTAGCTCTTAAGACTGCTCTATTCTTGTCTGCTCTCATCTCTGATACTTCTCTATCACAGCTAAAGCTTTTAAGTTCCATGGAGTCTATATATGTAAATAGTCTAGTGAAGGCTTCTGAAACCTCTATAACTTCTTTATTCTTAGACTTTGTATTCCATTGTATTAATAGAGCAGCAATTAAGCTTTTGTCTGATGTTGCCTGTAATGATTCTAGTGTAGGTGTAAACATATTAATAATCTGTAAATAATTTTAATCTAGAGTTTTGTGATCCTTTACTTAAAAACTGTATTAAAGCTCTTTTATATCCTTCAGCCATCTCGAAGCGATCCTCTTCAGCGTAATCCTCCATCATTTCGATTACTATATCTGAAGGTACTCCTGAAGCTAGACTGTAGATTCCCATTTTGTAGTATAATTCTATTAGTTCTGTATCCATTATATTGTTGCTGTTTTATGATATTGACTTAAATCTATTAGTTCATCTACAAAGAATGCTTTGTATAATCCTATTGCTGCCTCTAGTTTTATTTTACCTAGTTCTAGTGTCTCTTCTGAAGCTTTAAATATTCCAATGTCTGTAGTTGTTTTATCTACTACTAACCAATAGAAATCAGGTACTTCATATAACTGTGTATATAGATAAGCTTGTAAATCATAATCATACTTTGATATTGTGAAAGCAAACTGATTCCTTACTGATCCGTCTTTAAGCTCAACGTCTTTCAATCCGTCATTAGTAGTCTTAACATCTGCTACAAATTCATATTCTCTATATATGTCTGCCTTTCCTCTAACAGCTAAACCATCTATTTCAACTAGTGAAGGAACTTCTGTTTTTGAATCTTTTAAGAAGCTAACACATGAGTCATTTTGTAGAAAGGCTGTAGCTATTCTACTACACATGTATTTTTCTTTAAGAGTATATGTATTATTAGCTCCATGAGTTTCTTTAGCTAATTTCCATTTAGTAGTGTTTTTACTAGAAGTATCTACAAAGTGAAAGTCTCCATATTTCTGAGGCTCTAGTATCTCTGTATGTACTAGTTTACCGTCTCTTAATGCTTGAGTCTCTGACATTCCTTTTTTCTTCATGTAAGCGAACCATTTAGGGCTCTTTAGAAGCCATTTAAGCGAAGAATAAGATAAAGCTCTATCTAGGTTAAGGTGATCGTAATAAAATGCGTCAGAATGCATATTATCGAGAGTCTCTTCTAGGTTTACTGTTTCGTGATTTAATAGTTTGATGTTCATATCTATTCTGCTAATTCATTAATGTATGTTTCGTCTTGCCAAAAGTTAAGATCATTCTGTAGATCCATTGTCTGATAAATTTCATAATGTGTCATAATTTCTAATTGATTAAGTTAATTAACGTTCCTATTACTCCTGTTACTAATACAAATGTAAGTGTTACCTGTATTACTTTAAATGCTATTTTGTTGATTGTTTTCATGATATTGGTTTTTAATTATGTGGTAAAGATAAGGTGAATATTTTAATCCACCAAATCTTTTTATATTTATATGGTAAAACTATTTGATCCCTCTTCATGTATACCTAAATAATCTTTATACAATTCCTCTAACTTTATTGAAGGAACTTTTTTAGCATTGTACTCACTTCTCAATGTAGCAATACCATCACTTACATTTATTATACTGTATATTTCATTACTGTACTTGTTTCTTGCATACAAAGTTATATTGTGTGATAACTTATGCCCTGCTTTACTTACTTCTTGTTTTAAAGTCATAATATTTATTTGTTTTGGTAAAGATAAGGCGATTATTTTAAACCGCCAAATCTTTTTTTGTTTTTTTTATTCTCCTTCAAATAAGATACAGAAGTCGCTAATATCTCGTCTTAATCCTGAGCAAACATCTATTGCTATTCCGAAAGGTAAGTCTGTAAAGTATTCATATTTTTCTAATCCCTCGATCATTCTAGCGTATGTGTTAGGGAATCTCTCTGCGTAGTAGTTAGATAATTTAACTCTGTTTTCTACTGATAATCTTTCTAATAATGTCATAATATTTAATTTTTGTTTGTTGATATGTCTTATTGACACTTCAAAGATACAGAGTATTTATTTAATACACAAACTTTTTTTAAACTTTTTTCAATAAAAAAACCCCGTAGTATATACGAGGCTGATTTACAGTAAGTTATGTTATTTATTATTTTCTAAAAATATTTGTAGAGAAGCTAAAGCTCTCCATGCTACTTTAGTTAAGTGTAATACTCCATCATCATCTACAGGGTTAACGCTATGATCTATAAGATGTCTTACTAAAGCATCCTCATTATCATTGCTTTTAGCTTTATCCCAATGCAAAGGCTTATCAGGATGGTGTTGATCGTTTCCTGCTTTACTTGCTTTAGATACTTCTTTAAGGGCATCAGGGAAGTACTTTAATACTCCTGAATATATAGGCATTCCCTTCCTTACTTGTTGCTGAGCGAATGGAGGATTATCTAATAGCTCATTCCTTTCCTTCTCATCTATATACATTTCTAATTTTTGATCGTAGGTTAAATCCATTTATTATATTTTTTATATGTTAGAGAATCTTCGTTTTGATTCCCATGTTACTTTTTTTGTTTTACCTAATATAGGCTTCTTACTTAAATTAGAATTAAAGTTATCTCTAATTTTTTCTACTTGTGTTGATGGTATTTCTTTACTCATGTTAATTGTATATAAATTTATATGTTCCTGTTACATCACTAGAACTAACAAACCATATCCATGAATTATTAACTGTAAATGTCTTTTTATCTGCTGATACTTCTATTTCTATTTGAATCTCATCTCCTTCGTTATATACCATATTAACTAATGTAGATTCTGATATAAGTATATTATCTTCTATTGTATAAGTTCCTTTATATATTAAGAAACTTCCATCTCTGACAGTTATACTATTTCCATCAAATAGATAATTTACTTGGTTACTGTTGTAAGCTACTTCTTTTAGTTCTTTGTCGTAACTGTAAAACATTCCGTTTAATTCTGTTGGCTGTTCAAATACTACTTCATCCGCAGGAATACAGCTAAATAAGCTAAGGCTTAATAAAATAATTGATAGGTTTTTCATTTTGTTGAGTTTTTAAAGTTATTGATACATCAAAGATAATACTTTTATTTGTAACTACAAAACTTTTTTTATTTTTTTTTAAAAAAGGGGGCTTTTACACCCCCCAAGGGTTATTATAAAACCATTAATTCATTAATAGCTGTAACACCACCCAAAATAACAGCACATCCGATAGCAGGCTTCTTACCATGCTTCATGTAAGCCATAGCGTAAGATTTAGCATCTATACCGCACCCTACTTGACAACCAAATACTCTAGAGTTTGCTCCTACAAAATACTCACAATAAGCTTGTGTATGTAAATGACCTTGCACTGTTGACCTCATGTCAGCTCTAGCTTTTGTTTTAGCTGTTCCTGCTTCTCCATGAATATATAATACGTCATCAATCTCGACAGAAGTAACAAAGTTCCATTTAGGAGTATTTAATACTTCTTTATATTCTTTAATCCATGCAGAAGGAACTCCTGAAGTTTGAGCTTTTCTCATAATAATTCTATCATGATTACCTACAGTTACATCAGCATCAGGAAAACGGTGATACCATCTTTCTAATCTTTTGATAGCCAAATCTAACTCAGCCTTTCCACCCATTCCATTTGCATCAGTTTCATGATAAGAGCTGTAATGATTGTCAATAACATCACCGATAAATACTACTCTATTACAGTTATATCTTTCATAAACATCTACACAATGCTGAAAATATCCATCTAAATCGAAAGGAGTGTGTAAGTCTCCGATCACTAACACTCTAGACTCTTTATTATTAAAGAATTCAAAGTTAATCTTCTTAGCACCGTCTAAACGTGGACGTATTTGCTTTTCTTTTTTATTTTTTGCCATTGTAGTTATATTTTTTACTTAATTTATTATTGTTTTTCTCTTCTATTAATTGTGATATATGATACAACTCTAGAGCTGTTCTCTTATAAGTTTCAGGCTCTTCTGTATTTTTGCCTGTAGAATGTAACCAAGTTAGCTTCGTAGCATATTGATTAGCCAAAGCCTCTAGTTGAGACTTTGACATTTTCTTTAACTTCTTAGTTGTTAGCTCCTTCATATATCTTTCTTAAATCTTCTATTAAGTTAGCTACACATGGTGAACATGCTGAAACCTCTCTCTTAGCATTGAATACGTGATTGTATACATCTACTAATTGTTTCTGAAGCTTAGAATTTACTGAGGTAACTCTTTTTCCTTCGAAGAAAGTTTGTAAGAATAAATACTGATCGTCTAATAAGTCGTTCAATCTCCTAGTAGGAAATAACTTATTTAATTTCTCAGCTCTAGCTTTACATCCGCAGTCATCAGTTACAGCTTCTACTACAGCTTTGATACCTGTAACTTCTGTTACGTTAGCTATAATACTACCTAAACCTTCAGTTTTACCTGCTTCTCCTAGAATATCTAGAACTACTGCTTTTTTGATTTTTAGCTTTTGAGCTATTTTACCTGCTTTTAAACCTTCGTCATGAAGATTAAAAACTTTTACATTAATTGATTCCATTTTTTTTGGTTTTTATATTAATACAATGCAAATATAAAACAAGTATTTGAATTACACAAGTTTTTTTTGCTTTTTTTTTAAATTAAATCGTAATCTCCGTTCAAAAAGTCCTGATAATCCTCAAATAACTCTTCTGCTATTATCATTTTAGACCTTTTTATCGACAGATATATAGTTCTTACTCCTAAAGTAGACTCTTCAGCCATTGTTCTAAATGATTTCTTAGTAGTTAAGTACTTTACAAATAACTCGTAATCAAACCATTTAGCTTTCTTCTTTAATATATCGTACATCTTAATCTCTAAATCCTCCACACCTTTTCGGTGTTTATCTCTACCATGATCTATCCAATTAAATTTTTCTTCAAAATCATATTGATTACCTAAATAGCTGAAATTTAAATTAGATTTCTTTTTAATAGTATTAACTATGATTGACCTTAGCACAAAGAACATATATCCTTTGCTAACCTTCCCTTTATCTGAAACTACTTTATCAAATAAATCCTCGTATCTAGCTAATCTTAAGTAAGCTTCTTGGACAAAATCTTCTGCGTAATTAAACACCTCTAAATTGTTGTTAGCTATAGCTTTTGCCATCTTAATATATTCTGCATGGTATTGAGCTAACATCTCTAACGCTTTGTTTTTTGATCTTTCCATTATAATGTATATGTCATAGTTAATACTAGACACGCGAAAGCTACTTGAAAAACTCCGTAAGGTTTATCATCTTCGTCTATATCTCTCATAGTAGAAGCTCCGAAGAGGAATGTTCTACTTAAACTAATATCCATAGATACATCTTTTTTTGTTTTAGCTATTCTTATTACGTCAATAATAAATGCTAAATATATTCCTGTTATTATTATTCCCATATTTTAAAATTTTAAACTTGGTGAAACTTGTGTTTTAATTGAATGATCTATTATGTCTTTTCCTGCTACAGTGAAAGCGACATTACTAGGTTGCATTCTTAAAGAGATCGGAGTATCTAAGCTAGTAGGTCTACCTCCTGTTTCCGTTTCTTTAACTTTTACTACATGAATATCAGATACCATCCACCTATCAGGATGTTGCGTATACCTATGTATAGATATTACGTCATCTGCCCTATTCCCCCATTTACCTCCTCCTTCTACATCAGCCATACTACATGGCATAGGTAAACCTTCGAAATCATGACCGCTAGGATGTTTTCTTCTTAGAGCTTCTGTAACTGCGTGAGCATTTAACCACATTGTAACATTGTTGGTTTTACAGAACAATCTCATTTCTGAAGCTATTTGGTAGTCATATTCGTGTCCTCCTACTGATCTAAGTAATGCAGGGTCTTTGGTTAATGAATTATAAGGATCAATCAATATACCATCAAATTTCCATGCGTCTAAGATCAATTTAGCTTCCGTCATTAATGTACGAGCTGAGTATAGTTTATCTACTTGCATAATTTTGAAATGATCGTTAATCCAATTTATTTCGTTTTCTATTGTAGCATCAGGTAGTTTTTGTATAGGCTGTCCTGTTCTAAATTCTAATAATTTTCTAGCTATGCTGTAGTCTGAGTTCTCACTTGAGAATATTAACCATCTTAGGTCATGCTTCATAGCGTATGCCATCATCATATATAGAATAACTGTAGTTTTACCTGTGTTTGCATGTCCTACACATACATTGAATGCTCCCCTTTTATATCTCAAAAACTGATCTATTTCTTCAATTCCAAGCCCTTTTCCCTGCTCTATTCTGTCATACTTCACATCGTAAAGCTTTTCTTTTATTTTTGAAATATCTGTTATCATTTAGGTTTTTAAATTTAAAGGTTAGTAAAAAAAAACAGGGGCTTTTAAACCCCTGATAGTAATCTCTAGAAAGGTAGGTCAGGAGTTTGACGTCCTGCCTGTGATTGCTCGCTAGCTACAACTCCCTCTTCTACTTTGTCAGCTTTGGTTATTACTCCGTCTGTCCAAACAACTTTACCGTTTCCGATATAGGTTTTAGCTTCTTTAGCTTCTCTCTCTTCTTTAGATTGAGACATTGTTACTTTTACGTTTTGACCGTAAACATTTGTTTCGTTGTCTAGAGTAACTGTTACGTTAGCCCATCCTTGATCGTTAAATTGAATCTTGTTTTTGTTGATTCCTACTGAAATAATTCCTGCCATAATTTTAATTTTAAGGTTTATATTAATTTTTACTTTGCAAACATACGTCTTTTATATGACATACGCAAGTTTTTTTAAATGTTTTTTAATTTTTCTTTTAACTCACTAGATAATGTGTACTTAGCTTCTACATCTTCTACAGTAAACTTTTTAGATTTTAAAGCTGTTACTACTTTTAAATAAGCTGCGGAGTTTTCTTTTAATTCATCTTTACCTGTAGGAGCTTTTTTACCATGTGTATTTGTAGCATCTGCATCAGCTGTATTGTCGATAGCAAACAAATTACCTAAAGCGTACTTCTTGGCATAACTAGAGGCACTTCCATACTTCTGAGGTAAAGACATACCTTTTTGATTCATGTCTATTCCTACAATTGCGTTTGCTGCTATAGATTGACCTTCTAAATTAGTTACTGTAGCTTGGCTTTCTAATACACATTCTGCTAATAGTTTCTCTGTAATTACAACAGATACTCCATATTTATTACTTAATGGTTTTAAAGCCTCTAATA